TTTAGAATTTAGTATCTCGTATTGAATATATGCGTAGATATACTTCTCAAATAATTTGTTTACACTTACGATTGAATCATCGCCATTCTCCATACCATCAGAGATGTACTCGAGAATAACAGACTGATTATACATATCAGAATTAAAGTTTATTACACCCATCCTCTGATCAATAGCAAATGTTGGGTTGAAGTTTGCGGTCTCGGTATTCAAGCCATAGCGCTCACCGAGGCTATAATCAAAATACCAAACCCCATCAATATTCCAACCAAGCTGCCCATTATACCTGCTTTGTGGATTTAAGTAAATGCTTTTCTTTATACCATCCAATCTCTGCAAATCAATCTGAGAGAATTGAGGAGATATTGCGTTGCCATCTTGGTCAAATAATATCGTACCTGTTTGATCCTGCAGATATGCAAGAGAAGAGAGTATCTGAATATTCTCTGTAAGTGGTCTTAAGTAACCATCTTTGTACAGGTTTACTCTCACCCAATTTACGTAGTCTGATGGAAAAATGTAGCGAAGCGTATCGTCAACTGTAAGTTGTAATACTTTTATTTGTTTGAACGCATCGTAGTTGAGCTCCTGTATCGCACGTTTTGCGTGAAATAAAATCTTGAACCGCTCTTCATTATTTACAAGAGAGTGATTACCGGCATACATCAACATAAAATTGTTGACAATATCAAACAGACTTACATACTGATACGAACCCCAATTAACATCTGTTGGTGGTACACCGTTATTCTCGTAATATTTATATTGAGTAATGTATGCCATAATTATTGCGATTGTTTTTGTTCTTCAGCAGCACCAAATTGAACAGCCATTATCTCACGAATAGACATACCTGCATATTGAAGAATCTTTGTTACAAGCTTGAACTCATCTTCTGCAGGAACTTCAAAGTCTTGATAGTCGGGCTGCGATTGGTCAAACACCGGCTCTCCACCGGTTAAAGAAACGAATGTCCATTTAGGGGTTTTTGGATACCTAAAATAATTTGCATCAACTTCGTTTGGAAGATTAATGGTGGAAGGGAACACAGTAACTATACTCCCCTCTTGTGTATAAGCAGGATATTGTTCAGTTGGTGATGTAAGATTTGATGTGGTAAGCATTGTGATTTTATTATGCGTTACCTTCTCTGCTTCTCCCTTAAATATACGTGGAACTACCGATGCGTCATAACACATTATTTTATTGATCATAAAATAATCAAACCCTGTAGTAGTAATAGACGGAAGAAAGAATCTGTTGGTAGCAGGTGCAACCTGAGATAGGGTTGACGTTACCGCAAAGACCTCCATAGCTTCTTCAATAGCCTTTTTTTGGTCAGCATAATCTGCCCCGGACCTTCGTAAATTCTCTAAATTTACAGTATTATTATACTGAGAGAAATACTCGTCAAAGACCTCAAGCTGCGCTTGTTTGGCAAACAGGTTAAAGTCTGCCGGTGATATGTACCCGTAGTTATTTTTATTAAGCACGGATAGTACAGTATTTCTAACCGAATTTATCATTATAGTCTTTTTACAAATATAAACAAAAAAAGAGGGTATAGAAATACCCCCTTTACCTAAACACTATGAAACCATTGCCTATGCCAAATTGCTTTCAAGCATCTTGAGGGCATCAATCCCTTCGTCCGTCTTCAGAAACTCAGCAACAGTAGAGTAAGGGTCTTGAGCATACGGCACATTCAACATTTTCTTCTTGTTAGAGCCCGTATTAAACCATACCTCCTTTTGCCCGTTCCTGAACGTCAACAATTTATTATCAAAGAACACGTGTACGTTTGATTGTAGCTTTAGCGTTGGGTCCCCGAGTACATTTAAGAACCCTTGGGGGTCTCGCTTGGCAAAAATCAGTACATCTCTCTTAAGCTCGGGTGTTGTGAATCTCGATGGGTCTTTGCCAAAGAGCACCCTTGATACGCTTTCAAGCTGCTCCAAGGAGAGCTGTCGAGCTTGAATCAAGGCATCTACCTCTGCACTAAGACTTTCTACCTCTTTTGCAGCGTCTTTCTCATTGTCTACCTCAACAAATGTTCTACCATTTAACGGGTGATAATACAAGAACTCCTGTAAAACAGGGTTATTCTTAGGAACGCTAAGAAAGCCGTTATCGAATATAACAGGTTCGACAATGGCATTACCGTCTTGATCGTCCTCAAAAGGAGTCTTTTGATTGACAGCGTATCGCAAAGGTCTGTTAATGTTGTTTTCTTCATCGAACCACAGTAATGGATAACGTCTTGTATTTCTTGATGGTAGCGTATATGAGAGGGGGGCTACTTCCCCTTTAAGCTTGTAAATCCTGTCAGCAGGAACCAATTTCTTTTTCATTAGATTTTAATTTGATTAGATTAAAAATAAGGGGGAGTGTCTTTGAAGACACCCCACCCTATATATTTTTCTTCGATTAAGAACCGTAACGGAACAATACGAAGTTGTTAGCACCCAAGGTACAAACGCAACGCTCAGAGAGGAAGTTTACCTCCATTGCATCGAGATCGCTTGTTTGAGCACCACCGGCAGAACCTGTAATCCAAGTCTTGTATCTGCGGTCTTCTGTTTCAGAAGCACGATAGCGGACGTGGAGGAAAGGACGCTTAGCGTTCTTGCCAAGGATTTGATCGTACACCGAAGTAGAACCGGCAGGAACCAACAGACCTGTTACAGTGCCTACAGCAGCAGCACCTGTAGGAAGACCGCCACGAAGAGTAGGGTCGTTCAGGTACTTCCAATCAGACTTGTAGAAGTCATAACCTCTGCGGAAACCGCTGAAGCCAAGATTCAAAGCCATATCCTTGTCGTTGTCAAACAAACCGTATGAAGTACCGTTTGCTCCGTAGCTGTTCTGAGCAGCGAGCATATCGTCAATGTCAAAACTAAAGGCACGGTTAACGAAGATTACGTTCTCTTCGATAGAGCCTTGCTTGTCAAGACGAGAGATAATGCTGTCAAAGTCAGCAAGTGTGGTTGGGTTTCCACCGCCCCATACGTTACCACGAGAGTTTACTACGTAGAAGATACCTTCTGAACCTTTGTTACCGTAGGTTGGGTTCAAAGCTGCGTTAGCAACACCTGAACCTGACTCAGCAGGAACAGCCTCGATCATTGCAGTCTCAAGGTAGTCCTCAAAACGCAGACGAGTTTCGTGCTCGCTCTTCAAATACCAAAGGTATCCGGTAGCACCATTCTCAGTAGTTACTTCAACCCATCCAATCTGAGCCATATCAGAACCGCTTACAGCGTATTTGTCCTTGATGATGATTGGTGAGTTGTCGAAGATTTCGTCTTCTGCTTCCAAAGAACCGATCATTCCAACAGTTCCTTTCTTGAACTCAGAACCGTAAATCCATACAGAAAGAACAGCACTGCCTGAGAAAGTTTGACCACCTGCTTCGTAATAAGCAACATCAAAAGTAGCTGCAGTGGTATTCACAGCAGTAACGATACCCTTGTTAGAAAGACCGGTAGCGTTGTCAGAAATGAATACAGTCTGACCGGCACGAATAGCGATACCACTTACGTTAGCATCGCTTACAGTGATGGTAGCAGAATCTGCCGCAGCAGCAGCAGAAGAGTCGCAGTTTACATACTTAGTATGCAAACGACCTTGTTCAGCCCACTTAATCATATCTGAATTAGAGGGCATTTCAGCGCCTACCAAACGAAGGAAGGACGCTACTGTACGATTACCATAACGCTCAAACTCTTTCTCATAAGTATCAGGGAGATACTGATTTAGGAAGTTGAAGTTGGTAATGTAGTTTGTTGAGAGGGGGACTTGCTCCGCACTTGGCTGAAGCTGAAACCCCGGAGATGCTAAAACTGCCATTGTTGTAAATTTTTAATTTTATATTTTTTTAATGCTGCGGATTTTGAGACTCCTTCCGGAATCCGGTGCTACCGCCTTCACCTGCATCCCCCCTTTACTTACAACTTCAGGCGCTCTACGCTCTGACATATTAATGTTTTTAGTCTTACGCATTACGTCTTCTGTTGCGTCTGCCTGTCCTTGTTCATAAAAGTACTTGGCAAACTTATCAGGGTTCATTGCTATGGCTAATGCCTTATGGTATCCTGCAGCGTCCTTGATCAGCCCACTCTCATCCAAATACTTGTTGATAAAGTTTAATGGAGTTGATTGAACCTTTTTTAACTCTGCAGCAGACCCGGGAGAAAATACAACCTTCTTGTCATCAATGGAGAACTCAAAACCTTTGAAGTCTTTACTAAAGACTTCTTCGGACTTTTGGTCAAACCAATTGCGCTTACGCTCGTTTTCCTCCTGCAAGGTTTTCGCCTGTTGTATATACTGACGGTACGCCTCAAACTCTTCATTGTCATCGGGAGATAAGCCATTTGCTCTTGACTCAAGAGGCAGCTTGTATTTCTCCTTTTGTTCATTGAAGAAGCCCTTGGCTTCCGCAACAGCCTTTTTACGTGCTATCCTTACCTTCTTAATCTTGGACTCATCATCAATGTCCTCATCGTATTTGTAGTCCTCCATTAACACATCAATGTCTTCTTTGTCAAGACCCTTCTGTGTGGTGGCAAGGTATTCACGAAGAATTTGATCAGGGTCCATATCATCGTAGTTCTTGTTGACTTTAAGGAAGTCCTCAAAACCACGCCCTGTCTCCTTCTTAAATTTCATATAAGCAGCAACATCTTCAGGAAGTGGCTCAGACTCTTTACGTTCTGACACCAACTCATCAAAAGAGTTGATTTGCTTATTATAGCGTTTTCCGATATATGAAAGAACTTGCTCTTCTGTCAGCTCTGCCTCTTTCTGCTCCGTTTCGTTTGTTTCGTTTGTGGCAGGTTCAAGCTTAGATGTGTCTATTTTAACCTCATCTGTTGCCTCTCCGCTCATCTGCTTTTCGTGCTTCTCAAGAAGTTCTTTTTCAACTTCCTGTATACTTTTACCCTCCACCGTGTCAAGAGCTCTTACTTTAATTTCCATTAGATTAGATTTAATTTGTTACAAATTTATACAAAAATTACGAAATTTTTAGCGAGGTTCAAATTCAGCTAAGTCAAACCCATCAAGGCTATCCTCATTAGACTCAAAGTCCATAGGGGGTAGGTTGTTCTTTCTTTGATTGATTAGCTTTGACTGCTCACTATTTTGTTGGCTAATACGCCTTGCCTTCTCCTTTTCCTTCATATCCTCTCTGCTCATTAAAGCTGACTCTTTTAGACCACCCAACTGCATTTGATATTGGAACTCTTCGTTCATTAGCATCCGCTTCATCTCAGCCTCAGCTTTAAGTTTCTCAATATCAAAAGCCACCTCAGCCTGCTTAATTTGCATCTTAGCCTGAGCCTCGAGCTGTATCTTTTGCATAGCTGTCTGAGCAGCAATCTGTTGCGATTGCAATTGTTGCTGCGCCATCATAGCCTGCTTCTGCATTGCCATTTTCTCCTCACGCTCCTGTTTCTTCATTCGCTTTACCTTAAGAAGTTGGTTGGCGAGCTTGATATTTTTGAGCTCACGTATGTCAATGGCATCCTCAAGATTGATGTCTCCTTTAGAAAGAGCCATCTGTATGTTTGCCTCGAGTTGAGCCTTCTGTTCTTCGTCAGGAGATACCTCTACAAATATGCCAAAGTCATATATGTACAAGTCGCTAATCTCATTTAAGATAGACACGTTATACTTACCAATCTTATTGGCAAAGTCGTCCTTGAAATCAGCATACTCTAAAATGTCTGCAATCCGGTAGGTAAGGGCTTCAGCAAGCGACCTGTAGATGAATAAGCCTCCCTCAAGAATGTGGCGTGTAGCCGTATTGGAGTTAAGTGCAGCGAGCTTTTGGACCCCTACCAATGCGTTAGGATCAGGCGTAGACCCATCCCTTGCCTCGTTAAGTCCGGTCACAGACCTAATCATATCAAGGTAATGGTTGTAGTTCGCTATCAGCATCTGCGTCTTAGAAGCCCCCGAGTTGGAGGTGAGCTGAGTAATAGGAACTCTTGCATTGTTGAAGTCACCCTCTTGGGTATAACTACGTCCGATAACACTACCTGTTTGGAAGTATAGCCTCAAGGCATCTTCCGGGTTATAGGCTTGCCCTGTTCCAAGGTCAACCTCATTGAGACCATCGGCATCAATGAACACGCCATCAGGCACAGTGCGTGCAATAACCTGCTGTAGCTTTAAGTGAGTGAGCTGAATCAAATCTGCGAATGGAACCATTCTGCGAACAAGAGACTCAATCACACCCTTATACATACGAGGCGCTACTGCCACGTAATTTGGTAATGCGTGCTGAGAAGTTGATTTAGGACGAACCATATTCTCTGCCATCTGCCACTTAAGCAAGATGTTGGTTCCCATAACCATCACACCATCGTACCACACATCAATAGTCTTTTCCATTTTTTCAAAGTTCCCCTCCTCCATCATTTCTACAGGAGGATTAAACCTGTCATCTTTTTCAATTACACGAGAACCACCTGTCTCAAGAATTTTTTTCTTGTAAACAATTTTCTTTGTGGTCTTATAGTTGAAGTATAAAAGAGTTGCAGTGTCACGATAGAACAAACTGTTCTCATAAAAACGTGCTACGTTATAGTAGTCATACCAACTTTGAGAGTACATTGAAATTTCTTGCAACTGCTCACGAGTAAGTGTTGGGTCAATCTTAAGCAGTTCAGTTATTGGAAGAGTTTTTATTTCTCCCCAATAAAAACAATCTTGAAAGAATGGGTCTTCAGTATAACTGTATACTACATTCGCAGGGTCAACGTATGAAACTTGCACTCCTGCACCGGGAAGAAACTCGTGCTTCGCTACACCAATACCAATGACAGTTAAATCGTAATCTATTCGTTTACGTGTATCTTGATAATGGTTTTCATCGAGTATAGTATTTATGGCTTCCTCTTCTGCAATTTCAATAGCAGGCTTATAGTTAAGCTGCATATACAACGAAAGTTCTTCGTCTGTTTCCGGAAGCTCCTCGGGGTCCATAATAAAAGGGTCAACACCTGTTGACTCTTGTATTTGTGTAAGTACATCTTTAGCTGCCATCTGTCCCTCGATCATATCTTGATACCTACTTCGCTTTGCTTGCGACATCGCATCTTGTGCATACGTCTTTACTTTGAATAATCGGTCAGACATACCATTCACAACAATGTCGACAAACTTTGGAAGAATAGGAACAGGTGTCCAATCTAAGTTCAAATAAGAAAGATCACCATCTATAGCAAGTTCATTCTTGTATTTTTGCACAGACTGCTCTCCACGAGCATACAAACGAAGTCTATTAAAGTCACGCCATTGGTTATAGTACCTACATTGATTACCATCTTTGCGGAACCACTCGTATTGGATGGCTTGACCTACCTGTAGACCAAACGCATCAGAGGCTTTCTCTGCGTCAGATACAAACTGACCCGGAAAACCTGTTGCGGATATATTAACTACTACATCTTTCATTTAATAAGTTCACTTAGCGTTCCACTATTAGTGTACCTTGCGAAATTAATACTAATTTTCGACTCTTTTTTGTCAGGTAAATATACATTTTTTTGGTTTGCCATTATCGCTAACCCCGAACTAATTGTTGCGTCAAACTTAGTTCTGTCACTTATATCAAACTTCGCCCAATCCTCGAGTGTTCTCGTAAATGGCATTGTGCCTATCTCATCAGCCGGTCTATAAGTACTCGTCATATCGAAGCCTATGTATTTTTCAATGTACGTCTCGATGGCTGAGGCGTGCGCCTGCTTCACCTCTTCAGAAGAGTTAGGAATACCACCAAGTTCACGCTCGGTTTTGCTCAGCTTATTGAGCGTACGATCAGGGCGGTTCATACAGAAGTGTCGATACCCCCTATTCTTGAAGTGGTATAGTAGCCTTGGTTTGTTGTTCTCCGCAAGCATCGGCATCCCGTAGAATACACACGCCATTAGCACTTCTTCAAAAAATATCTCTGCCGTCTGAGGACGGGCAATGTACTCTAAGAAGAACTGATTGGTAGGAGCATCGTCCAAGTGGTACTTGGTCATTCCGTGCAGAGACCCGTTTGACCCCCTACCCCCAACTACCGCTGAGATGTCGTATGGGTCACAGCCAAAAGACCCAAGATGTTCATTGCCGGGGTACTTGGCTCCGTGCCTGTTAATGACGTTGTTTTGCATATTGGTAGGTGGAACCCAACTGATTAGAAACCTGCCACGGGGGTCAGGACTCCATATTACCCTGCTGTCTTTCTCACCATCCTTCCAATGGAATGTTCCACGTGAAACATTATGCGCCTGAATCTGTGCGTCATTGTAATCAATCTGCTGATATATCTTGGTCAGATTGAATAGCGCCTGCTTACTCTCATCCCTGAAAGCGTGGCTCTCAGTGCGAGGAAACTGACGGTAGAACTCGTTGAGGGCATCAGCGTCACCCTTAAGTGAATCAACCTCAGCCTCCCAATAGTCAACGGCTCCATTGGTTATCTTCTGCCCATCTACACCCATTATAGGGTCCGTAGGCTTACGCAACACAGGCATACCATACCTATCAATGAATCCCTCCATATTCCATTCCATAGGAATAAATAAAGAATACAGCCCACTTTTAGTCTGTCCGTTTGCGTTTCGACTATCCAATGCCGAATCCTCGTACAATTTCTTATAGTTGTCACCACCCTTGCTTAGTGCATTGGAGGTGGACCCCATCATACACTTGCCAATAATCTTACTACCTACCCTAAGACAGGTCTTGGTTACCCTCCAATTGTTCAGGATATTGTTTGGCTTAACCCACTTGGCGCTTTCATCGTGCGCAAGAAACAGGAGCTTTTCACCGTCATAACTATTCTCCTCTGTGTTTTTCCAATCTATCGTGGTATCAAGACCATCTACGCTGCTGTCAGCAGCAGTGACCATATTCCTCTTTGTAATCTTAGAGGCAGGAACACGGTAAGCAAGCTCAGTCTTCGGCTTGTCCATACCATCCATTACCGGACGAAAGAAGAATG